CTAATCGATGGACAGTTTATGGACACTTTCAGCCAGCGGATTAAAGTTGATCGCGTCCTGTAAGAAGTCCGGCGAAAAATGAGCGTACGTCATTGTTTGCTGAATCGTTGCGTGCCCCAGGATTCGTTGCAACGTAACAATATTTCCGCCATTCATCATAAAGTGTGTGGCAAATGTATGACGCATGACATGCGTAGCCTGCCCCTTCGGTAAATCCGGTTTCACCTCCTGAAGAATCTCCCGGAACTTCAGATAATCAACCTGATACAACAACCCCGTTCGACGGGTTTTAATCAGAGGCACAACCGAATCCGCCACAGGAACCGAACGGGATTTTCCGTTTTTGGTGTTAAAGAACGTAACCCGGTTGCCAACGATATGCTCTCCACGTAGTTCTGATGCTTCACTCCATCGGGCACCAGTAGAAAGACACAGAATGGCAACACGACGCGCATCCCCCTCCAGCCGCTCAAGAAGCCGCTCAATCTCATCATCAGAAAGAAAGGCCATCTCTGTGTTCTGAACTTTCAGCTTGCGTATACCGCGTACAGGGTTCGCGTTGTGAAAGACCTCAGCTTCAATCAGCACCGTGAACATGGTAGACAGAACGCATAAGTCACGATTAATACTGGACGGCATTAATCCGGCCTGTAATTTCTCTGACCGATACTCGAGCATAAATTTTCGCGTCATCTGACTGGCACGAGGATCCCCCATTTCACGAATAACCTTCCCTAACCTGACCCTGTAGCTATCCCCGTAAGCCTGATTACGCCCGTCAAGCATCCACCACGCATCAAGTAACTCTGATAATCGCCGCTGATCAGCTGGCTTAGCCTGCCATGGCTTGTCATGGAAGTTCTGTAACACATACTTCTCAAACTCCTGAGCCTTTGATTTCAGGGTGAAGATTTTTCGAATCCGCTTTCCTTCCGCACCCTGAGGCCTTACATCAACCTGATAACGTCCGTCTTTGAGTTGCTTAATCGACATGATTAGCCCCTCCAACGGATAAATTAACTAAACACTCCTTGCGAGATGTAATTCGCTCAATGTGTAGCGTCAGCCAACATTGCGGCCTGATCGGGGTGATTTTTGGGTAATGCCGATTGAAACCTGATCGCCCTCCGACTGAATAGAGCCATCAAGAGAGAGAGCCGGAGCAACCTGCCCGGCAGCGGGAAATGTTTTGTCGTGAAGTATCCACATAGTGTATTTTTCGAATCGCTCGACCTGGATTACTTTTTCTACAACCTCAATTCGCGCAGGTTTATATCCAGACTCATAATTTCCTATAGTCCCTACAGAAACCCCCGTTACTTGCGAAAACTGAGATTGTGTAAGTTTTTCCGCATTTCTGATCGCCTTTAGTTTTTTGGCGTAATCTCTTGACATGTTCACCATACGATGAGTATCCTCTTTTCGCTCTTCACCACACGGTGAAGAAAACAAACCAAAACAAACCATCACAAGGCGCAACAAGCGCACCAACGCAAGAGGATAACAAATGCGGGACTTCATTGCCGATAAAGAGTTATCTGACCACCAACCACTTCAGGAAAGTGACACACTCAGCGGATCCATTGATGCCGCCAACGACGACGAACACGAAGAAAACAAGAAAAAGCGCTCCTACAAAAAAGGAGCGACTTTACGGCTGGATGGTCCGATCGCCGGGCTTTGCTCTCTGGAAAAAGGCGCGGCATATATTGGCCTAACAAAATCTGCACTGCGCGTAGCCATTCATCGCGGTCAAATGCCGGGACACAAAACGCGCACAAACCCAGAAGATGAAAACTCAGACGGAGTATGGTGGTTTAACGCCAAAGAGTGGGATAAGTTGGCTGATGAGCTACCAGAGTACGAGCCCCCAGAATGGCACAACTGGAAAAGTTACTGGACGTATGACCGCCAGAAAAGAAAGTTCTCTCCAGCCGACAAAGAAGACTGCCAGACCGTTAACGGAAAACGGGTTTATATGGGTAGAAGCTCAAAGCTGGAGCGACTCAAAAGCAGCGAAGGCAACTAAACACACAAAAATGACCAACAACATCACCAATATCATTTTGACCCTCGTTCTTTTTGAAGTGGGCGTGGTAGTGATTTGGCTTCTTCGCAAATTAACAGGGTATGAGGAACGCTTTATGGCTCTCAATGTTGAATACATCACTGCTTATGCCAGAGGTCTTTTTCCGGCTGCCATTGGGGCAATGATCATGGTGTTTGTCATCTGGTTTATCGGGTAGAGGTGCAAAAAATGAATAAGCAACAGCGTAATTCTTCACAACAACGTTTCCGCAACGGGGCGGAACGCCATGCTAACCGTTTCGCTACCAGTGCATCACGCAGCAACATCCGCTACAGCCTGAGTGATACACACGCAACGCCGGATGGCTACCCAGTAAAACAAATCGGCGAGCACGCCTGGCTAATTGAAAAAGCTGGAATCGTGATCCACAAATGCCCACGCAATCCGTTTACTGGAAACCGCATTTTTGCTCTAAGCAGCGGCGACAATCAGTTCGGGCAGGATTTCACATTATACGAAGCGCTTCGCACGGTTGATCGTCTGCTGCGTGGACAGAGTTTTATTAAACAGACTGATTTATAACAGGTGATTTATGACCAAAGAGCATGCACAAGGTGTATTTATCCGTTTTATTGATTTTCGCGGTGAACTGTTATTACGCGCATCCGCTATTGATGGAGTGGCTCCGGCGGGTAAAAACGGAGCCAACGAAGCCACTTACGTTTATCTGAACGGCACGCGACTGCTTGTGGAACTTCCGTACCAGACCGTACGAGAAATCATTAGTGAAGCTGAAAAGGCACGCCAGGCTAATGGCGATAAACCCTATATCGAAATTATTTGTATGGATTCAGAAACTGAAATTCAGAAAGCAGATTAAAGGGCGTTGCGATGGGCAAAGAATATAAAACTCTCATTAACAAAGCACTTGAGCGTTTTTATTTTCGCTTAAGTGCATCAGGCGCTCATGCTGAACGTGCAGCCCGTGACTCATTGACCAGAGCAATCCGGAGTCTGTATGACGTTGCTTTTTACGCTGATGATCTGGATGCACTTAACGAACTTTCCGAGCTGATCTGTGCCGCAGAATGCGGGGAACATATTGAACCGTATAAGCTGGGGAATATTGCATGAGTATATTTATCTCATGGCTTGTTCTGATTATTTCGGTGGTCTGCGCCATTGGGATTATGCGAATTATTCATTCAGTAAAAAAGATTGAACGCTTTTTCACTGGCGAATAACAGAGCAAATAAAACCACAGGTTAAATAAGAAAATGTAAAAACAATCCGCATTCGCGGAGGTATTCGCACACGCCAAGGAGGCGCAATGGCAATTAAGCATTTTTCCGTCGTTCGCTTTACCTCCAGAGGGCGCGAATACGAGGTCGACGAACGCCTGATTACCACTATCGACAAACATCGTTCGGAAAAGGATGCGCACCACATCTACCTCACTGACGGCACTTATTTCTGCGCCACCAACGTGGCGCGGGTGAATCTTATCCGACAAGTACAGGAGCCACGCAGATGACCATTCTGGACTACATCGCTACTCATCCGGGGTGTAGCGGCGGAGAGATCGCCGCAGCACTGAATACTCCAACCACAGCCATTAATGCTGAGTTACGCCAACTTTGGCGCGGCGGCTTAGTCATCAGAACAAACCGCAGCACAGGTGGTCGCGCTCGCAAAACTGGAGGCCAGGCTTCTTACCACGTAAACCCGATGCCGTTCGGGTGTAGCAATCCACTTACTCACATGTTTAACCAGCTACTGAAGGAAGCCAGAACATGAGCACCATCAACCACCAGAAGCTACGCGAACTGGCATTTGCCCTGCAACGAATGGCAACTCCTCAAAAATTACTGGCATTTCGCGCAATGCTCTCGCCGTCTGCTGTGCTGGCACTGCTGGATCAGCTGGAGCACGCCAGAACCACGGCTCCTGCCATTCGCCTGACGCTCCATCATGAAATCGCTGATTTCTGCGCAACGCTGGGGGCACCTGGCGAACCGGAAACGCCGGAAGCAATGCAGCAAGAGCTGCTGCAACGCATTGACAAGGTTTTTGATTTTTTTCTGAACCAGTAAGAAACCAGAACATGCACACACAAAAAAACCGCTTGCCATGCCGCAATCGGTCAGGTTACATTTCCGCTGCACCTCATAAAACGGGTGCCGGGATTCTCAACCCGATACAGAGCAAAGCGCATAACCGCGCCAGCGGTTTTTTTGTGCGTACTGTATTGCCACGTCTTTTTCGCGTCAGAATTATGGCGGGGCGTACGGGGCCGACTTCGGTCGGGCCGGATTCTTTGCTCTCCGGTGTTGAGAACCCTGTACGTCTCGCCACCCCGAGATTCTCAACTCTGGATGGTGAGCTATTTCTATCACCGAGCAAAGAGGCCACACCATGGCAAACCGCAAACAACAGCGCGCATACGCTGCGCGTCGTCACATCCAGACTGAAATCAACCGTAGACTTTTCCGCGCATCACGCGTCGCGCAAATCATGCACATCAATATGCTGCATGAGCGCAGCCACGCGCTATCGAACATCTATTCCGCCTCTGTTTTCAGCTATCTGGCGGATGATCTGCGCGAGCTGCAACAACTCTTCCAGCAGCAAAACAAACTCCATTAATTCCTGTTCCGGGCCTTTCCTGCACCTTGCGGCGGGAGGCCTTCGCACATCTGTAGTAAAGAGAATTGCAGCATGATTGACGCTCATGACTTCACAAGATGGGTGCGCACACAGGACACCCGTCTAGCTCCCGTTCTTCAGGGATTATTTGATCTCTACATCCGTGGTCGTGACAACAGAGCACGCACCACAAAACCGGAGAATGCAGACACCCTTTATTTCACAGTAGACGACTGCTACCGCGTGGACTTCACACCACACGGGCTGGCGTTGCACTGCCTGACACCACACGGAGAATCACTGCTGGCGTATTACGACTCCCCGGCCTCCGTATTTGCGGCAATGCTGGCGCATCGCACTGCTGGCGGGTGTGCCTCGCTGAGTGAATACACCGCTGAATTTAACCGCCTTTCTGCCCTCTTCTCGCAGGAGTGGCAGCGCGTGACGGGATACCAGCCATGAATGAGTTTGCATGGAGCTGGAATGAACCACGGCCAGCCATTGATCCGGCCAGATTTACGGAGCACAGGCAGGAAACTGAAACCGACCTGCAACGCGCCATCCGTTACTACCTTGAGGCAGACAAAAAGGCTCTGGAAGAACAGGAAGCGAAGGAGGAAGCCTTTTTCGCACAATCCACCGTGGGTAAAAAACTCATGGCATCCCTTGAGGAAGCCGGACAGCGTGAAAAGCTGGCACAAAGCATCATCAGCAAGCGTCAGGCAACAGAACAAGACCCGGTGGCCCGTGCTTTTGCCACACTGAAGGTGCTTCCCGTTTATCTGCGTGAACCTCTGAGCCGCCACCTCTCTTTCCTGCGCAAAAAACAGGAAGCCGATCGCCAGAAAGGCAAAAAGAGCTGGCAGGCTGAACGCTACGCGCGCGGAACCCTGCGCAAAATATTCGAACGCCTGGACCGCACCGACCACCGCTGGCTGACACCGGGTTATCGCTCCCTTGCCGGACGCGAACGCCTGGATGATTTGCTTTACCTGCCGCAGCTCAACAAGCACCAGATACAGACGCTGGCCACCATGACGGCGGCGATGTTCAGCAGCACCTTCGAAAAACTCTGCGATGGCTTTGGCGCGACCGATGGTGAGCTGACCATGGAGGTGGCACTGAAGGCGTATCAGATGCTGGCCCGCATGGTGTTACACCTGCACGCCATGCCTCCACATTATGACGCACTGACAACAGACAAAGACCGCAAGAACGAACCGGACACGGAACTGCTGCCGGGCGCAATCCTCCGCCTGACCTGTGCGGAATGGTGGAAACGCAAACTGTGGCTGTTACGTTGCGAGTGGCGGGAAGAACAACTCCGCGCCGCCTGTCTGGTTTCCAGAAAAACATCGCCCTATCTGAGCCAGGACGCGTTAAGCGAGTTTCGCGCACAGCGCGAGAAAACACGCGATTTCCTGAAAAGTTTCATGCTGGAAAACGAAGACGGGTTCACGATTGATCTCGAGACGGTGTATTACGCGGGAGTAAGTAACCCGGTCCACCGTAAAGCAGAAATGATGGCCACCATGAAGGGGCTGGAACTTCTGGCCGAAGCCCGTGGCGACAGAGCGGTGTTTCTGACTGTCACCTGCCCGTCAAAATACCACGCCACAACAGAGAACGGTCATCCGAATCCCAAATGGAACGGGGCCACCATGCGCGACTCCAGCGATTACCTGGTTAACACGTTTTTTGCGGCGGTCCGCAAAAAACTGAACCGCGATGGCCTGCGCTGGTATGGCATCCGCACGGTGGAGCCTCACCATGACGGCACCGTGCACTGGCATATGATGGTCTTTGCACATCCGGACGAGATTGAAACCATCGTGTCCCATGTCTGCGATATTGCCATTCAGGAAGACCGCCACGAGCTGGGCGATGACATAACTCCGCGTTTTAAGGTTGAGTACGTAGACGGCTCAAAAGGCACGCCAACCAGCTACATCGCCACCTACATCGGAAAGAACCTGGACAGCCGCGCCGTGGATGGCATCGACCCGAAAACGGGCAAGCCACGCGTTGACCACGAAACCGGAAAATCAATGGCAGAGAGCGTGGAACGCGCCATCGGCTGGGCGCGCCTTCACCGGGTCCGCCAGTTCCAGTTCTTTGGCATTCCCTCTCGTCAGGTATGGCGTGAACTCCGCCGCCTTGCCAGCCAGATGGCACGCAACCCGGAAGGCCCACAACGGCTGAAGGATGATGCAATGGATGCGGTACTCGCTGCCGCTGATGCCGGGTGTTTTGCCACCTACATTGAGAAACAGGGCGGCGTACTTGTTCCACGCAAAGACTACCTGATTCGCACCGCCTACGACCTCGCAGATGAGCTGAACGATTACGGCGAGCAGAGTGTACAGATTTACGGGATCTGGTCGCCGCTCATCGGGGAGTCTTCCCGTGTGTGCACACATCCGGATAACTGGAAGCTGGTAAGACGTAAACCTGAAGCAGAAGACAGCGCCCGCGAAAATGGTTTTGACCTTCAGGGCGGCCCTGCCGCCCCTTGGACTCGTGGCAATAACTGTCCCCGTGCACAGGAAACGAACAACAACGGGACAGAACAGCCGGAAGAACGGCCAGCACCGTGGCCGCAGCTCCCTGACGGCGTTGAAGTGAACGAATGGATGCGCTCACTGAAACGGCACGAACGCCGGGCGCTGATGCGTTCGCTTCGTGACAAACAGGCAAAAAACAGCAGTGATGAAATGCAGAGCTGGACACAGAGCCGCAAACAGCAGCGGCCTTTGCCTGATAACCACGAGTTACTCGCTAAAGAATGGCGGGAGTCTGCTGAATCTCTCGGCCTGCATATCGGTGAACAGCAGATGCAGCACCTGTTACGGGGCGGCAGCCTGTACGTTGACGGCAGCATCATTGCACCACAGGGATTTGAAATTGTACGCAAACCGGATACCCGCCCGGACAGCCGAATCACGCAGCTCTGGCAGCGCCTGAGCCGTAATCACGGCGTAAGCAGCACGGAGATCCGCCATAACCCGGTCGCCAGCTATCTGGAACAGCTAGGGGCATCAGACCCCGAAGCCGCCGCACGCCTGGCATCCACACTTCAGCAAGACCAGAACACCATGAAGACACCCGTTACCGTGCTTTCTGACATGCTGCGCGCCATCCGTGACGCAGAGCACGCACAGAGAATCAGTGAAACCACTGAACGCGCCCACCGCAAAGCAGACCTGCTGCGGGGTGGCCTGACCCGTGGGAACAAAAAACAGACAGAAACGGGATTCGCAAATCCCGTAAATGAGCAAAAAACGTGCCGCGATATATGAAGCGCGCACAAAACAGGCAAAAGCGGGATTTAAAAATCCTGTAACCGATTAATTAATCAACATAAGGAAAAGCGACATGAAAATTTGTATCGACGACGGCTCCACCAACATCAAGCTGGCATGGACTGAGAACGGCGAACGCCGCAACGCCATCAGCCCGAACAGCTTCAAGTCGGAATGGTCTGCGCCGTTCGGTGGCACGCAGCCCGCGAACTACATGCTTGATGGCGTGCGCTATGGTTTTGATCCGGTCAGCGATCGCTTTGTCCAGACGACCGACACGCAATACCAGTACAGCGATGTGAATGTCATTGCCATTCATCACGCGCTGGTCAAATCAGGCATCACACCACAGGAGGTGGATGTGGTTGTCACCCTTCCACTGAGCGAGTATTTCGACACAAACGCACAACCGGACATGGCCAACATCAACCGCAAAAAAGCGAACGTTATGCGCCCGGTGGAATACCAGAACGGCGAAGCATTCACTATCCGCAACGTACGGGTTATGCCTGAATCCATTCCGGCTGGCTTTAAGGCACTGGCTGACATGAGTCCGTTTGAATCCCTGCTGATTGTGGATTTAGGCGGAACCACGCTGGATGTGGCAAAGGTTCAGGGACAACTGGCAGGTATCAGCCAGGTGTTTTGCGATCCACACGTAGGCGTTTCCCTGATAGCCGATGCCGTACTGTCGGTGATGGCCACTAACGGTATGCGTACCAGTCACCATATCGCCAATACCATCATCGAACATCGCCACGATGAAGTCTGGCTGCGCCAGCACATCCACAATGACGCGCATTACGACAGCCTGATGGCGGTTATTCGTGAAAAGGAAGAAACACTGAAACAACGAGTGATTCGCGCGCTGGCGGGTTTTTCGGGTTACGGGCGGGTGATGGTTGTTGGTGGCGGGGCGGAGATTGTGGCACCCGCTATCCGCGAAGCCTGCGGAGTTAATGCGACTTTCATCGCGGATGGGGTGCCACAGTTTGCTCTGGTTAATGGGCTGTACGCAATGAACAAGGAGTAAACCAATGACGACACCAACCAGACGGATAAGTTTCTATCTGAAGCCCGCCGTCGTCAAGAACGAAGGCGAAGCATGCGCCTGGCTGGACAGCCTTACACCAGAAGCCCGCAAAAGCGGCCAACGCGTGGCTTTTCTGGCCGGGCTGGCACTACTGAAAATGAATCCGGCAGAGGCTTACCGACTGGCTGCATGGGCTGATGATGAGGCGTTATCAGTGACACAAATCAGGACAGAACGCCCCGCGTCACAGCCAGTATCAACCGCACAGATAACCAGTCAGATGGCCGGAAATATCCGGGCGTTATTTCCCGAATAACACAACATCAGGGCGTATCCGCCCTGATGACTTTAACCCGGGAGCATAAACAAGGGGACACAATGCAACACATTGACAGAGAAAAAGCGCAGCGACTGATTGAGCGGATGGAAGCGCTGGCGAAAGAAGAAAATGTCAACATCCAAAAAATAGCTGAATGTGGACAGATAGTTCTTCGTCGTGAAAAAGACCTCAAACAACTGATGTTTGGCGAAACCAGTAAAACATGGACTTCAGGCGAGAAGACGGTTTATTGCAGTTTCTGCAATAAATCCCAGTACGAAGTCACAAAGGTGATTGCCGGACCGTCTGTTTACATCTGCAATGAGTGCGTGGATTTGTGCAATGAAATTATCAGGAGAGAAGTGACAGGCCATGAAGAAAAAACGCATGAATGACGAATTTGACGGTTTTTAATTTTATCGGGGCGCACTGTCCACCCCGCACGAGGAAAACACGATGAAAAAATACGAATACATGCTGATGAAAGAAGCACTGCGGGTTGGTTTGGCTCCCTGTCCTGTATCCGTAGAAGCTGTTGTTGGGAACACGATTTTCCGAACGCTGCGAAATCGCGTATCCGTGAAAATGATTCACCAACCACCCAATTCTATCAGCATGATTTATCTGCCGCTGCCCGAGGCTATCAAACTTATGCGTTCGTTGAAATTTGCGATTTGGATGCAGACACAACTCAACAAAGCGGTGCAAAACACCTTCGTTAAGAAACTGATGCCGGAGCTTGCTGCCAGATGTGCAAAATGTACCAGACCCGCACTTCAATTTGATCTGTCATTGATTCAACAAGCTACGGAGGCAGAACTGTACCGCCTGTCACCTCTCTGTGATGCTCACACGGAAGCCTCAGAAATGTTCCGGCTCATGTTTCAATTTAATTTTGCCGTTCGACGCACACGCGTTCAGGTCAATCGCATGATGCAGGCGCAGGAAGAGCTGGCGCAACACAAAGGAGACAACCAGTGAGCAAGATTGACTATCAGGCACTACAAATGGCAGCAGAACGTGCAATTCCGGCAATGGAACGCCTGTTAATATTGCCAGTTGATGATGATTTGTTAAGCGAACAGGAACTTAAAGATTGCGGTGTGGATATTGACGCGATCAACACCTTCAGACTTCTGGCTGGACCGGAAACCATGCTGGCACTGCTGGAACAACAGAAAGTCAAGGACAACCGAATCGCTGAACTGGAAAAAATCGTTACTGACTATGCACTTAAATTCCAGAAAGCACAGGACGCATTAAAGTATGCCGCTTTGCTGCATAGCCGGACGGCGCAACAAACAAATAATTTTGCAGTATTGCTTCCGGACATAAGCGAATATTTCATTAATGACGTATTTCAGCCCTTGCGATATGAGCGGGATGTTGAAAGAGCCATCATAAAGGCTGGCGGAAAAGCATTGTGGCAGGAGAAACAGGAGGACAGAACGCATCAGTCCTGCGATGTAAATCGCGGATGGTTTAGCCCACTGACGACAGATAAAAATAACACCTGATCCCCCTCAAACTAGGGCGATAATCGCGCATCGCCCTGCTGCACAATAGTGCACAAATTTGCACAATTTTTTTGAACGACTTTTTGCCCTTCCAGCCCCCGTGGCGGCTGGATCCGTCAAGGATCCGTGCGTGCACAAAAAAACGCGTTTTTTCTGCGCGCAGGTGACGGGGGAACAGCCCGCGCTTCAGGGGGTAAATAGCATCCCCTGAACGGTGTCGCAGAGATACAACAGAATGGCTGTATTTCTCACGCTGAGCGTGAAAAAGACGTGAGGGCTTTTGCTTTGATGGGGTGGCAGATAAGGCCGTCAAAATCGCACTGAGGCGGCGAGAACATGCAGTCAGCGCAGTGGGATTGCGTAAGAGTCTGACCGTCGATGATGGCAATAAGCAGGAAAGCGTCGTGAAATTATCTGATTGATACAGGAGCTGGAGAGTCGGGGCATAAATTTTTTATGCCCCGGCGAAGCAGCAGACAAGCGAAGCGCGTCAGGATGTGGGCTGGGTATCTAACAGTGCGTAAGGGTTAAAGCGGATCACCTCTTCGCCAAGCCAGTCATTGATGTGCTTCATGGCCTCCATGACGGGCATCAGCTCGTTAATTGCGTAAACCCGCGCGGCCTTCTCCACATCACCAAACGCACTTTTTTCGCCCGGCATCGCCCCCATCAGTTGCGGCGGAACGCGGTGCGCAGCCAGCACATCATCACGGGATGCCGCCTTAACATTCATAAACTCATCTTTTGCGGTGATCTGCTGGAACGGCAAAATTTGCACCCCCTCTTTGCCCCCGTTGGGCGCATGAATGAGCACGTTTTTAAACGCACCACCACCACGTGCCCCCTGTAGCGTTTCTTTCAGAGAGTCCATGCTTTCGCGGTTTACCTGCGCTGCACCGATGTAGATGATGCACCCGGCGTGGGATCCGTTGTCGTAGTACAGTTTTCTGAACATGTCCGCCGAATGAGAAAGGCTGGCCGAGAGTAATGCGCCAAGATATTCCGGCATGCCGTAGATTTCCTGGTTAATATCCGGATTCATCAGGTGGCACACTTTGCCAGGACGAAACTGGAACGCGTCCTTGCCATCCTGCACATACCACCATGATTCAAGATCGCTTCCGCGTCGCATGTATTTCGCCAGGGCGTGCCGTAATTTAAGCGGTTCGCCGAGCATATTGCTTCGAAGCTCAAGGAATGCGTTACCGAACACAAACCAGTCCAGCGCCAGCGCCGAGAAATCCTGCCGGGAAAGCAGCGGGTGCGGGATGTAGCAACCGAGTAATACATTGCGCTTAAAGTAAAGCGCAGACTGATGCCAGGACGTTTGCCGGGCAGCTCTTGCCAGACCGTACCAGTCCACCGGGGTTTCATACCACCGCCCGTTATCAGCACAATACATATTGTCCAGCAGGTCATGCCCGGTCAGGCGATAAGGACCATCAAATGTGAATGCACTGAGCGATGATTCTTTCCTGAGCGCATCAGCGAGATCAATGCGTGAACTCATGCGCACTTTTTTATTTTTTCTGCTCATCAGAACTCCATAACCGTGAAACGCTCGTTTTCTCCTTCGCCGCCAATCGGTTCGTTAATGACAGCAAGCATGGTTGCCCACGCAAGGTCGCCGTGGCTGATCCCCCTCGCTCGGTCCGTTTCGTAAGTGATAAAGCCGCCCGGTGTTTTCACCTTACGCACGGCGTTAAAGGCCGCGACCAGCTCGCGTTCGGCGCGATCGTATTCCCACCGCCCGGCACGCATTATTTGCAGCATTTTCAGTACCAGCGACCGTTTTGATGACAGCGTGAAGGTGTACGGAATAGCAGCAGGGAAAAACCGCTTCACTATCTGATAAACAGCCTCCCCGTTCCCGCCCGTCACATCAATGCCGATGTGTTCCACGTTGTAGCGATACGTGAACTCTTCAATGACTCTGGCCTGTTCTTCAAACTCCAGCCCCTGAACGCGTCGCGTCTCCACCGTTCGAAAACGGCCACCAGGAACAGCCGGAGGAACCACCACGGACACAGCGCCGCTGTCGCCGTTGCCACTGCTGCCGTTTGCGTCATACCCAATCCATACCGGACGATTCCCCATCGGGCGGGGAGCAAAAGGTTTCCAGTCTTTCCAGTCGTCGTATCCGTCAACACCGCAGCCAATCAGGATATTCAGGTTAAATGCCGATTCCCCTTCGCGGACAAACTCACACATATAGAGATTGAGGAACTCGTCTTCGGTGTTTTCATCACGAATTTCGTCGATATCGGTGTGTTTCCAGCCATGATTAACCACATCTTCCAGCGTGACAATTTGCCGCCACGTCCGGTCAGGGCAGATAAGCCCGTTATGCAGCGTTTTCCAGTCAACAGAAAAACGCTGGCGTTTATGCGTGGCCTTTTTCTCGTTCCAGCGGTCGCCGTTCCAGTAGGCGTATGCCTCGTGCGTTTCGGTGGATGGCGTGGAGAAGTAGGTGCGCCGCAGTCCGCTGAGGGTTGCCATAGCGCCAGCCACCTTGCGCAGTTCAGCAAAGCGACTGACCCAGAAAAATTCATCAAAATAAAAATTGCCCGTATAGGACTGTGCCGACGCAGCAGAAGTGCCGAGAAAATGCAGCTCTGCGCCGTTGGAGAGGATGATTTTATCGCCCCCTTTCAGCTCCACATCAACTTCAGCCGCGGCCTTCTGAATAATGCTTTTAAACTGGAACGCCTGACGACGCGACGCAGACAAAAAAATCTGGTTACGCTGGTAAGGTTGCGCCACATCGTCACGCAGCGCCATCAGCAGTGCTTCCTGTGCAAAATACCAGGTCGCCCCAATCTGTCGGGATTTCAGGATCATCCTGTTACGTATCCCGGCTTCCCTGCAAAGGGTCAGGGAGTCAAACCAGCCCCGCTGATGCCACTCCAGCCTGCTGATGATTTTTTCCCGCAGTGCGGCAATCTGTTCCGGCGTGAAATGATTTTTGAGTTTTTTCGCCCGGCCTTTCTTTCCTGTGGCCGTCGCATCCGGCTGGCCATCATGCAGTTTTTTAAGCTGCCGGGTCAGCAGGTCTATTTCCTTAAAGTCACCGCCTGTTTTATTCTGTTTTTCAGTAAGCTGGATGAGGCGCGCATCGATGGACTGCGTGACACGCTGCACGGGTGGCGTTTCATCCCACTGGTCGCGTTTTTTCCACGCATAAATCGTGTTCGGGTTTATTCCCATCAGACGTGATATTTCTGCGGGCGGATAACCCTGCCAGTAAAGTTGCCGCGCACGCTGGCGCACAAAAGCGTCCTGAATCATTGCTCCCCCTGAGTAATTACAGGAAGATTACCCGCGCGCGAAACTGTTCTCCTTAACCCCATGTTCTGGCCGTTTTCTTACAACAAAAGCCCTTTGTATCAGCCTGTTACGCTTTGCCATCATGACTGAAGAACCAGTCAGAGGGGCAAAAACTATGGCTAATGAAAAAAAGACATCCCGCAAAAAGTTTCGCGTGGCTGTCTCCGGATCAACTGTTGATGGCCGTGAAATCAGTCCGGTGCATCTGCGTGAAGCCGCCGAGAACTTCAACCCGGATGTTTACGCTGCCCGCGTGAACGTTGAGCACTATCTCTCGCCATGCCCGTCAAGCGAATTTTCCGCAATGGGCGATGTCACCGCACTGAGTACGGAAGACATTACGGAAGGTCCGCTGGCCGGACGTACTGCGCTGTATGCAGAAATCGAACCGACCGAGCGCATGAAGCAGCTTGTCGCGGACGGCAAGAAAATCTATTCCAGTATCGAACTGCACCCGCAGTTCTCCGTTAACGGGCGCGCCTATCTGGTCGGGCTGGCGATGACCGACACCCCGGCAAGCCTGGGCACTGAGCGCCTGAAATTCACGGCACAGCAACGTCAGGCGGTAATGACGTTCAACAGTGTCCAGGGTGAAGCGCCGCTTATCTCCGAAGCCATCGAGTCTGAAATCATCGAAATGGCAGAACAACGCCAGGAAGAAGGCACCCAGTGGTTTAACCGCGTAATGGGGATTATTGGCCGTGGCCGCAAAGCGGATGACGCCAGTTTTTCCCGTATTCAGGAAGCGGTGGAAGGCGTCGCAACGTCACAGGCCGACATTATCGACCGTTTTAATGTGCTGGAAACCCGCCATCAGCAGGACCGCCAGAAAATTACGTCACTGACCACAGAGCTGACAGCACTGAAGGAAAAACTGCGCACGCAGGACGGCGATCCGCAGAACCGGTTCACCGCAACGGGCGCAGCCTCCGACCAGCTGGCTGACTTCTGATAAGACAAAGGAGCAAATTTTTTATGAATCTGGTGATGTCAGATATTACCCGCAACAAGCTGGGTTGCTATATGGCGCAGCAGGCGTCGCTTAATAATATCCCGGTTTCTGCGCTGGTATCGCGATTTACCGTAGAACCCTCGGTGCAGCAGCGTTTTGAAAACGCCTCAAAGGAAAGCACCGAATTTACAAAAAGAATTAACGTGATCGGCGTGACCGACCAGAAAGGCGAAAAAATCCTCCTGGATACCACAGGACCAATTGCGCGCACGAATACCAGTTATGACGGCACAAAACGCCGTAACCCGAATAACGTGGTTGATCTGAAAAACCGCAAATACCAGTGCGAACAGGTGAACTACGACACGTTTATTTCGTATCCGCAGCTTGATGCCTGGGCGGCACATCCTGATTTTCAGTCCCGCATCAGCGCACAGATTGCCCGACAGGTGGCGCTTGACCGCATCATGATCGGTTTCAACGGCACGTCTCACGCGGATGAGTCCAACTTCAGCACCAACAAGCTGCTTCAGGACGTTAACGTGGGCTGGCTGGAGCACATCAGAACCGACGCCAGCGAGCGCGTTATGAATGACGTGACGCTGACCTCCCGCAACATGGACAACACCGTGGCGCACGCGGGTAAGTATGCGAACGCTGATGCACTGGTACAGGACGCACGCTCATCCCTGCTGGATGAATGGCACAAGGAAGCTGACGACCTCGTGGTGATTATGGGGCGCAACCTGTTTAACTCGCTGCGTCTGCCCGTGCTGAACAGCATCAGCGGCCAGAATCCCAATGCGGAATTACTTGCCGGGCAGCTCATCCTGTCATCGCGCACCATTGGCGGGCTGGGCGTGTTCCTTGCGCCGTTCTTCCCGGATGCAACGATGCTGATCACCTCGTTCAACAACCTGTCGATTTACTGGCAGAAAGGTTCAATGCGTCGTCTGATGAAAGACGAACCGGAATACAACCGCATCGCCACCTACCAGTCCATCAATGACGCTTATGTCGTTGAAGACTATGGCAAGTGCGCGATGGTCACTGGCCTGAAGTTCGCCGACAGCTAATCAACTCACGGCGGGCATCATGCCCGCCTGTAACGGAGAGAAAAAATGATTACTCCTGCACAGCAACACTGGCAGAACGTGATGGCACAGCGCGCAGGCCGGGCGAATGAAGGCGTGGACCACGCCGCGCGTACCGCGCATGAAGAGGTGCTGTATCGTCTGCGTCTGGCACAGGCCCGGATTAAGGGCGTACAGGCCAGAAGCGCGAAAGCCGCCATCAAAAAAGAGTTATTGCCGGACTTTTCCGGCTGGATTGAGGGAACGCTGGAGGCTGACGGCGGGCAGCAGGATGAAGTGATTGCCACGCTGATGGTGTGGGCGATTGACTGCGGCGATCTTCCGCTGGCGTTGCGTATTGGTGCGTATGTGGTCCGTCATAACCTCATTATGCCGGATAACTTTGGCCGTACTGCTGCCACAGTGCTGACCGAAGAAATCTGCAACCCGGTACTGACGCAGGCCGGGGCGGATGCCGACGCGGATTTGTCCGCCTTTATCGAACCACTGGACACCCTCCGGAAGATTGTCACCGACCAGGACATGCCGGACGAAGTGCGCGCCAAATTATGCAAGGCGTGCGCCTTTGCCCGCCGTGGCCTGAGCGATGCGGACAGCATGGCCCTGTCATTGAAGCTGCTGCGCGAAGCAATGCACCTGAACCCGAACGCAGGTGTGAAACGCGAGATTGCAACCCTTTCCCGCGCCCTGAAAAAAGCCGATTCCGCAGACGCATCAGAAGACGCCAGCGCACAGCAGGCGCAGGACGAAAGCAGCAAAAGTAAAAAGACAACGCGGAAGCCTGCAACACGAAAAACCACCGCGACGCAGAAGGCGAAGCGCGGTTAACGACTGACCCCGTCAGCGGGCGGCGTGCGAGGTGTTCCGGTTTGACTCCGTGACCGTTTACACCGCGCACCCACCGCCCGATTTTTTTCAGGAGTGAACCCCATGAGTATGGTTGCCAGAACTGAACCCAGACCCGCAGAGGACGACATCACCGATACCGATGATGGCGATACCCGCATTTCAGCGGGTGCATTCTGGCCGGATATTGTGCTGCGCGAGCTGCGTCTGGCGGTACGACTGCCGGGCCGCGTGACCACCTCCCGCCTGCTGCATACTGCCACCGGGGCTGTGGCACACGTTACCCGCGAGCTGGAAGCATGGCAGCAGGAACAGCAGGCAGCTGGCCATCAGACGCTGGCCGATGTTCCGGCACCCGTAATTAACGGAGAAAGCGTCAATCTCTGGCACTGGCGCAATGCTGTTTATACCGCCACGCGCGCCCTGATTCTGGAGCGTTATCGTGATGCAGACACAACGGACAAGGGCGACCGCCGGGCGGACGCTCTGGATATACAGACATCGGATTTGTGGCGTGATGTGAGCTGGGCCATCTCTGACATTCTGTGCCGCCCGCGAATCTTTGCGGAGTTGTGCTGATGAAAGTGAAGGCACTGGAAGGCGACACCGTGGATTCGCTCTGTTTCCGGTACTACGGCACGACGCAGGGCGTCACCGAAAAGGTGCTGGATGCCAACCCCGGACTCTGTCAGCAGGTATTTCTGGACGCCGGGCAGGAAGTTGAGATGCCGGAGCCGGAGAAGAAGAAACGAGAAATGATTCAGTTGTGGGGGGAGTAGCAGTGAGCACCATTCAAACAGGGATCACAGAGCAGGTTATTGCGTGGCTCTTTGACCACCTGCCAACGGTGTATGCAGTAGGCGCGGCGGTCAGCATTTCCGCGCTGATGAGTCTTTATGACGGACGAACACTGGTTCAGACCGTAACGGGATCGCTGGCGTGCGGCGTTCTTGCCATGGCCGTGGCCGGGTCGTTGCGCTTCTTCGGGTTTCCTGAAGATGCCGTGACGTTTATCGGCGCATCAATCGGTTTTATGGGTGCAGAGAAAGCACGCGACAAGGTTATAGCGGCCTTTAATCGCAGGGTGAAGGAGAAGGACGAATGAGCAACACATTTAAATTCAGCAGCCGGAGCGAAAAGAATTTGCAGGGCGTAAATCCTGATCTGGTGAAAGTGACCCGACGGGCACTGGAAATCTCGGAAGTGGATTTTGGTATCACCGAAGGGTTGCGCAGCCGTTACCGCCAGAAGCAACTGGTGGCCACGGGTAAGAGCCAGACCATGAACAGCCGCCACCTTACGGGGCATGCCGTGGATGTTGTGGCTTATATCGGCAGCCAGGTGTCATGGGAATGGCCGCTGTACGAAAAAATCGCAGCAGCATTCAGACAGGCCAGCCGGGAACTGAATATTCCGGTGGAATGGGGCGGCGACTGGAAGACCCTGAAAGACGGACCGCATTTTCAGTTACCACACGGAGCCTATCCGGCATGAAGCTCTGGCCCACGCTTGGCGTCGCTTTCCTTCTGACTGCCGGATGGGGAACATCCATGCGTCTGTCGTGGTCGCTGGGCCGGGAGAACGCCAGAAACGAAGCGCAGGCCAGCACCCTGAAAAGTACCGCCGACACCCTGAATATCATCAGCGCCGGGGTACAGGATATGCAGCAGGTGCTGGCACAACTCCGCGCGGAAAATCAGCAACGCAATCAGGACGGAGAGGCCAGACGTGAACAGCTACGCAACGATATTGCAAAAGATGAATGCGCCCACGCTTTGCCTGACGCTCGTTTTACTGACAGGCTGCGCAGGCACGCAGAACGCGCCACGGCCAGCGCCGTCAGTCCGGCTTATACCGCAGACGCTGACCATACCAGTAATGCCTCCCCCCTTCCCTGATACTCCCACATGGGGAAATCTCGGTATATGGGGCGACCGCCTTCTGGATGCACTGGAAACCTGTAACGCGGATAAACGGGCCATTGAATTACTGGAACAGCGCAGGCTGCAACGACTGAACAACGAGGACAACAACCATGCTGAAAACTGATTCCCTGCGTGAAGCCATGACCCGTTCATGCCGATGGTGTCAGGCCAACCCGGAAAAATTCACCATTTTCGTGGAGAGCGGCAACATTGAAACGACCGGAGAAACGCCCTCGTTTGTTTACCGCTATCAGATGGTGATGTTTGTCATGGATTACGCCGGGGAGCTGGACGACCTCACGCTGCCGCTACTGGCGTGGTTATCCCAAAATCAGCCACAGTTGTTGCTCAATCCGGAGCGTAATCAGGACATCAAATTCTCCGCCGTTATCAATGACGATGACAGCGCCGATCTCCTGTTTACGCTCCCTCTGCGGGAACGCGTTCGCATCACGCGCAGCAGTCAGGGCACGCCGCAGGCAGAACACCTGCCGGAGCCAAAACCCCGCCTGCCATCTTCCGAAGGCGACTGGTCGCATGTATTCCAGGATGTGACGTGGGGTGAAAGCGATGGATAAGGCATTCACCCGCGTGGATGAAACCTTTGAGGCCATCCGCGACAGCCTGAATCAGCAGGCCATCAATAACATCGCCAGAAAGCTGGCACAGGATTTACGCCGCGCCCAGCAGGCGCGTATCCGGTCACAGAAAGCGCCGGACGGGACCGCGTGGACACCACGCAGACGCCGCGTAACCCGGATACAGGAACGCATTCGCTTTATCTGGAATAACGAAGCACGCACGCTGAAAAACTGGCATCACGACACGGGGAAATACGGGCGAACCATTACCGGGTGGGATGAGGATAAAAACAATATCCGCACGTTTTACCGGGATGACATCGACCGTTTTCTGGAAATACGCACCCGGCGCATCAACCAGGACAGCACAAAGCGCGTCCCCATGTTCGTAAAACTGCGCACCGCCCGCTACCTGAAAGCCCGTGCAGATGCTTCCGGTGTGACGGTGGGTTACAGCGGCGTGGCCGCACGTATTGCCCGCGTTCATCAGTTCGGTGAGCGCGATCAGGTTGCGCCGGGCATTTTCACCGATTACCCGGTACGTGAGCTGCTGGGTATCAGCCAGGCAGATGAGCGCCTGATTTATAACACGGTGCTGGGCCGGATTGCGGAGGCTGTACGGTGAGCGCAGAACTCATGCGACTGCTGAGCAATATCATCCGCACCGGGATCATCTCTGAAGTTGATGAGAAGTCCTGGCGCGTGCGCGTTCGCAGCGGCGAACTGGAAACAGGCTGGCTGCGCTGGAACACCACGCGCGCGGGAGCCTTCAATGTGTGGCTGCCGCCATCACCAGGCGAACAGGTGGTAATTGCCTGCATTGGCGGCAACCCGGAAACCGCCATGATAATTGGCAGCCTGTGGAGTGATGCCAATCCGGCCCCCGGCAAAAGCCTGAAAGAAATCGTGGTCAGTGCGCCGGACGGCGCGGTGTTCCGCTACGACGCGGACGCAGGCGCACTGAGCGCCAGCGGCATGAAAACAGCCACCCTGCAGGCATCCGTCAGCGTGACACTGGATACGCCCGTCGTGGAATGCACAGACCTTCTGAGAACGGCGACGCTTGACGTCACAAAAGGGGGAAAGATGAGCGGCAATATCACGCACAGCGGCGGCAATTTCACCTCAAACGGCATCACAGTGCATACGCATAAACACGGTGGCGTGAAAGGCGGCAGCGATTCGACAGGAGGCCCGCAGTGACAACCCGCTACACAGGAATGAATCCGGACGGGACGGGAAACCTGAACGATATGGAGCACCTGAAACAGTCAGTCAGGGACATCCTGATCACCCCGCTGGCAAGCCGGGTTATGCGACGGGAATATGGCAGCCTTGTGCCTGATTTGATTGACGAACCCATGAATAACACCACGCGTCTGCAATGCATGAGTGCTGCCGTGATTGCGCTGACACGATGGGAACCCCGCATTGCCCTGGATGCCATCGACGTTGTCTGGAAAGCGGGAGGCCGCGCCGGGGTGACGCTGTCGGGCACTGTCATGCAGACCATGCAGAATGTTGAGTTAACCATCACGCTGAGGGAGTAAATCATGCCCGCCGTTGACCTTTCCCAGTTACCGGAACCCGCCATCATCGCGGAGCCTGACTTTGAAGCAATTCTGGCTGACACAAAAGCCATGATGATTGCGTCCTATCCCGCCGAACAGCGTGAAGCCGTTTCCGCCGCGCTGGAGCTGGAATCGGAACCCCTGAACGTTATCGCTCAAACCATGTCGTTTCGTGAAATGCTGTTACGCCAGCGGGTCAATGAGGGTGCACGCGCCTGCATGTTAAGCCACAGCGCCGGGACAGACCTGGACAACCTCGCGGGCAATATGAACACAAAGCGCCTGGTTATCACTCCGGCAACGGATACCACCGACGCGGTGATGGAGAGCGACACCTCGCTGAGACTGCGGGCGCAGCGGGCGTACGACGGCCTGAGTGTTGCTGGCCCGTCAGGTGCATACGAGTATTTTGCCCGCAGCGCCAGCGGTCTGGTGCGCGATGCGCGGGCTATCAGTCCGTCTCCGGCCTGTGTGACGGTTTCCATCCTGTCCACTGAAGGCGACGGCACAGCAACGGAGGCGTTGCTTAATACCGTTCGCGCCGTTCTGAATGCAGAGGATACCCGCCCGGTGGCCGACCGCCTGACCGTACAGAGCGCCAGAATCGTGACATGGCGGCTGAATGCAAAACTGTACTTTTACCCCGGCCCGGAATCCGAACCTATTCTGGCCGCGGCTGAATCGTCGTTCAGGAAGTGGCTGGCTGAGCAGGGGCTTATCGGTCAGGACGTGGCGTTGTCCGCCATTGCTGCCGCACTGCATGTGCACGGTGTGCAACGCGTGGAGATAATCGAACCCACACAGAATATGGCCATCAGCGACATACAGGCGGCGCGCTGTGAGTCATTCACCATCAGCGAAGGTGGACGCAATGAGTAATTCGTTGTTACCACCATCAGCCAGCAATTTCATGCGTTGTGCCGAAGCCGTCGGAACACGCATTACAGACATTCCGGTAGACCTCAACACGCTGTGGTCGCCGGACACCTGCCCGGTGCATCTGCTGCCTTATCTCGCCTGGGCGTTTTCCGTTGACCGCTGGGATCGCAACTGGCCGGAAGAGACAAAGCGACAGGTGATTCGTGATGCATGGCTGATACACCGACACAAAGGGACCATCAGCGCACTGCGAAGAGCCGTGGAGCCTCTCGGCTACCTGATTGAAGTAAAGGAGTGGTGGCAACTCAACGAGGAGCCAGGAACATTTCGCATTGTTGTCGGAGTACTTGATCAGGGCATCACCGATGAAATGTATCAGGAACTTGAGCGCCTTATTGCGGATGCAAAACCAGTAAGTCGCCATCTGACGGGGCTGGCGATCAGCCTGAGTGTGAACGGAAAGATTTTCGTTGGTACGGGATGCTATCACGGCGATGCCCTGACGGTTTATCCCTACACCCCGGAGTCCATTATTGTCGAAGGGGATTATTTCCCTGCCCCGGCCATTCATTTAATTGATAATCTGAGAGTAAACGCATGACAGTGAAATACTACGCCATTCTGACTAATCAGGGCACGGCACGACTGGCTAACGCGACGATGCTCGGCAGTAAGCTGAATCTGACGCAAATGGCCGTTGGTGATGCAAATGGTGTGTTACCAACACCAGACCCTGCACAAACAAAACTGATTAACCAGAAACGCATTGCACCGCTGAATCTTCTGAGTGTTGACCCTAACAATCAGAGCCAGATTATTGCGGAGCAAATCATCCCTGAAAACGAGGGAGGATTCTGGATCCGTGAGATTGGTCTTTATGATGATGAAGGTGTACTCATTGCGGTGGCAAACTGCCCGGAAACGTACAAACCGCAGTTGCAGGAAGGCAGTGGACGCACCCAGACTATCCGCATGATTCTGGTTGTCACGAACACCGAAGCCATCACGCTGAAAATCGACCCGTCTGTGGTTCTGGCAACCCGTAAATACGTGGATGATAAAGTCCTGGAATTAAAGCTGTATGTGGATGACCAGATGAGAAACCACATTGCCGCACAGGATCCCCATACCCAGTATGCACCGAAACATAATCCGACACTCACCGGAGAGCCAAAAGCGCCGACACCGCCCGCAGGAAGTAACACCACACGGATTGCGACCACTGCGTTTATACAGGCCGCAATTACAGCGCTGATTGGCGGTGCACCTGCCACGCTGGACACGCTGAAAGAAATTGCCGCGGCCATTAACAATGACCCGAAATTCAGTACCACCATTAACAATGCGCTGGCACTGAAAGCGCCGCTGTCGAGTCCGGCACTCACCGGAACGCCAACAGCCCCCACGGCGGCGCAGTCGGTCAACAATACACAGATTGCCACTACGGCTTTTGTGAAATCGGCGATTGCAGGAATGGTGGGTTCTGCACCTGCGGCCCTAGATACACTGAACGAACTGGCGGCGGCGCTGGGGAATGATCCGAACTTTGCCACGACAATGCTTAATGCGCTGGCAGGTAAACAACCGCTGGACAATACG